AACGGGGATGAAGTAAGATTGTATTCAAAAGAATTAGTTAAACAAGATTTAGCGCGAGAAGCAGCAACGGAACAAACAGGTAAGACTCCACCAAAAATAAAAAATTGGGATATGCAGATAAGAACTTTGCAACAAAAAGCTACACCAATAGATGCACCAGAAGAAAGTTTACCAGAGTTTAAATTAAAATCTCATTTAGAGGACTTTTGTTTTAATCTTAGAATTACAAAAGATAGAAAACAAATTGTAATGGGTAGACCTTTTAGTGATGGTAATGGTAAACGTAAATTTATATTTGATGGATTTTACAAACATCTACAAATGGAGGAATGGAAGTTGTCTGTGGATTTAACACACCAGATGTTACAAAGATGTAAAGGTATTGGCAGAGAAAAATTTCATATAAAAGAAGGTGTTAAGAAATGGGTATATGTATTAGATGAAGTTGCTTTTGGTAGAGAGCCAGAAGTAGAACAAGATATTTTAAACTTTAAATCAGAAAGACAAGAGAATGACTACTAAGATAGATAGATTTTACAAAAGACGTTACAAAATATTAGGTGGACCTGGTTGTGGTAAAACAACTGAAATACTTAAAATGTTAAAAAGAAACTTTGAAGCAGGCATGCATTTCGATCAAGTTTTAATGATAGGTTTTGCAAAAGCCACTGTGGAAAATTTACAAGAAAGAGCAATAAAAGACAAAACATTATCTTTGTTTCTAACTGAAAAGCAAGCAGAGTCTATTAAAACAATACATAAATTTTGTAAAGATCATTTAAGTCAATTTGAAATATTTAACGAAAGCGCAAAAACAATATTTAAAAAACAAATTAAAACTGATCCAGATAATTGGCCTAAACTAGCTGATACTAATTATGATGGAACTGATGTAATTGCAGTGGGGTGGACAGAGGAGTACGATAAAAAATTTGGAGCTATTATGAATCTTATTGGTTTAGCAAAACACTCATTAGGTTTTGAAAAAGCTATAAAAATTAATGGTGAATATAAAATAGTAAAAGATCCTTTACAAAGAATTTTTCATTTTTATGACGAAGACCCTAGTTATTCTAGAGTTAGGTTTAAAAGACCTGAAATAAGTTATGTGTATAAAAACTTTACAAGATTTAAAAATCACTATCAAATGATAGATTTTGATGACATGTTAGAAAAATCTTTAGTAAAAAATATTGAATTCAAACCATATAAACTTGTACTAGTAGATGAAGCACAAGATTTATCTAAATTAGAATGGCAGGTAATATCAAAGATAGCTAGAAATACTGAAGAGTTAGTTCTTGTAGGAGATGATGATCAATCTATTTATGGTTGGAAAGGATCTGACGCTAAAATATTTCAAAAATGGCCATGTAAAAAAGAATGTGTACGATCTTTACCTAAAACATATAGACTGCCTCCTGCTATATATAAAGTTGTTATGAAGATACAGGGTGAAATACAAAACAGATTAGGTACAAAATTTGAATGTGATCCAAAAAAAGAAGGTAGTTTTGGTTTTATTGATTCATTAAGAATTTTAGGAAACAACATTAATTCAAGCTCAGATATAATAATGTGCGCCAGAACAAACTCTCTTGCACACAGGTTTAAAAAATTTTGCATAGATTATGGTCTTGTGTTTAAAGAAAAAAATTATGCTCATGATAGAGGCACTTCTTTTAGAACTATTTTTGATCAAGAAGATAGAAAAGAATTAATACAAGCTTGGGATACTTTAAGATCAGGGGGAGTTATACAAGGAAAACAATATTTAAAAATGGTTAAGAAGTTAGCACCTGGTTTAATAGAGTATGGAAAAAAAGGTGCTCTAGAGCATGGCGACACACAGCCACCAGAACTACAAGATCCAGACTTGTATTTAAGCTTTGAAGATATAAGAGACAAATATTATTTTAAAGGTGATATAAAATCAAAATGGTTTGAAATTTTAAAATTTGAAACAGATAGTATTTTATTTAGAGATAACATTCATTTAAATGAGTATCTAAGAACTTGTTGGGAGAGAGATCCTAAATTAGAAAGTAATATAAAGATTGCACCTATTCATTCTGTGAAAGGTATGGAGGCCGATTTAGTTATTGTAGATTCTAATTGGGGTCCAAACTCTTTAAAATCTTATAATAGTGGTAGTCGAAAACAAGAAGATGAAGAAACCAGAGTGTCTTATGTTGCAACATCAAGACCAAAAAAACATTTATTAATTTATCAATACAGTAAAAAAAATGTTTTTCCATTATTAACAAGGCAATTTTTACAATGAAAAGGAGTAAACAAATGACAGACAGTAACATGTTAGAGGATGCTTTTCCTCAAGATAAACAAATCGGAGGATCTCATTATAAATTTTTTCCGATTCAACCCTACGAATTTATTTCAAAGAATGGTCTTACGTTTTTTCAAGGAAACGTTGTGAAATATGTTTGTAGATATATTGAGAAAGATAAGATAAAAGACTTAGAAAAAATAATTCACTATTGTGAATTAGAAATAAAAAGACTGAAAGATGAGAAGTAAACCAATAACAAAAGAAATAAAAGTAAGTAAATATAAATTTAAAGTAGAGATATATCCTAGTCTAGTTAGTTGGGAAATATTTCCACATGGATATGAAGCATCTTTATATGCATTTAGTAATAAAGAAAAACTAAATAAATTAATAGAGAAAAAATATATCTTTGAACAAAAAGGAAATAATGAAAACACTGTTTAAACAACATACAGATTGGGTAGAGCCTGATCACTTTCCAGACCTATCAAAGTATGATGAGATCTCGATTGACTTAGAAACAAAGGACCCTGATTTAAAAACAAGAGGATCTTCATCAACAAGAAACGAAGGAGATGTGGTTGGTATAGCTATCGCTGTAAAAGATTGGGCCGGGTATTATCCAATAGCTCATGAAGCAGGACCTAACATGAATAGAAAACAAGTTCTTGATTGGTTCGCAGATGTTTTGAAAACAGATACATTAAAAATATTTCATAATGCTATTTATGATATGTGTTGGATACATAGACTAGGGCTCACGGTTCACGGAACAATTGTAGATACTATGGTGGTTGCATCTTTGGTTGATGAAAATAGATTTAGATATGATTTAAACTCTGTTGCAAACGATTATGTTGGCATGGGTAAAAATGAAACTGCATTAAAAGAAGCTGCAAAAGAATGGGGTGTTGATCCCAAAGCAGAAATGTACAAATTACCTGCAATGTATGTAGGTGAGTATGCTGAACAAGATGCTGAAATAACTTTAGCTTTATGGCAAGAATTTAAAAAAGAAATAAACTCACAAGATTTACATGCAATCGTAGATTTAGAACAACAAGTATTTCCGTGTTTATTAGATATGAAATTAAAAGGAGTAAGGGTAGACGAAGATCAAATTGCAAAAGTAGAATCCACATTACAAAAAAATTATGATGCTTATATGAAAAGAGTTCATGAAGAGATAGGTTTTTATCCTGAAGTATGGGCCGCATCTAGTATAGAAAAAGCATGTATCGCTAGAAACATAGATGATTTTGATAGAACAGCTAAAACAGGTAAACCTTCTTTTACAAAAAATTATTTAAAAAATCATAAAGACCCTGTTTTAAGAGCAATCAATAGTGCTAGAGAAGCTGACAAGTTAAGAAACACTTTCGTAGATTCTCTAAAAAAGTTTGTATACAATGGTAGAATACACTCTGATATACATCAGTTAAAAGGAGACTTTGGAGGCACCGTAACAGGTAGACTATCCTATTCTAATCCAAACCTACAGCAAATTCCAAATTATACAGATATAGGTAATGGAGTTAGGTCTATATTTGTACCCGAGAAGGGCCATAAGTGGGGTTGTTTTGACTATTCTCAACAAGAGCCTAGGCTGGTAGTGCATTTTGCTCTAAGCACGCCTGGAGTCCTTGGAGTGGCTTCTGTTGCAGAAAAATATAATCAGATAATACCGGATGATATAAGTGAATATCATAAACTAGAAATGAAAAAAGAAGCAGATTTTCATCAAATTATTGCAGAAATAGCAGATATAGATAGGTCTGAGGCTAAAACAATTAATCTTGGTTTGTTCTATGGTATGGGTAAAGCTAAGCTAGCGAATCAACTTGGTTATAATGATGAAGACGCAAAAAAAGTGTTAGATAAATATCATCAAAAAGTTCCATTTGTAAAACAATTAATACAACAAGTTATGAACAGAGCACAAGATTCAGGTAAAATAAGAACTTTGCTTGGTCGTAGATGTAGATTTAATTTATGGGAACCAAACTATTTTGGTGTGCATAAACCATTGAAACATGAAGATGCAATCAAGGAACACGGACCAGGGATTAGAAGAGCTTTTACATACAAAGCTTTAAATAAATTAATACAAGGATCAGCTGCTGATATGACAAAGAAAACTATGGTTGATTTAAGAGCTGAAGGTATAACACCTTTAATACAATTGCACGATGAGTTAGATATTTCTGTGGAGTCTCCAGAGCAAGCTACAAGAATAAAAGAAATTATGGAAAATTGTGTTGAACTAAAAGTACCTAACAAAGTAGATTATGAGGTAGGAGATAACTGGGGCGATATATCCGACGAACCTGATGACATGTTTTAAAAAAAAATGTATAAATAATGAATGGCATATTTAAATGTAAACATACCACCGACTTACGCACAAATAAAAAGGGAGTATCTTTATGATCTTAAAAAACATAGGGGAGA